GAAATGACTGGTCGAAACAAACAACAAATGAACTTATTCATGCTTTACATGCTGCAAGCGTTCAAGTTCTTTTTGCAAGCAACTTAACACCCAAACAAATGAAAACACAGTTTCTTGATATGCGTTCAATTTCACGAATCAGTTCAATGTGTGGAAAGTTCAAGCATGAAATGATGGGTGAAGATCAAAGGGCAAATGATGAATTTTGGGTATAAAAAAACAGACTAGAGAAGTGCAATAACCTAGTCTGTTTCTTTATTGAAAAACTACCCAAAAGGAAAAGGGCAAATTAAAAATAAAATACTAATCTTCTGATGTCAATATAATGTTCACCCCATTTAAAAACAAATAATCAGAACCCCGTTTATCATAGTGACTTGTTCTTGGATAAAACACACTAGTAATCCCTGCATGATGAATCAATCTTGCACAGACTAAACAAGGGGCCGTTGTAATAAAGATCTTACAATTTAAAACACTTATTCCTTTTCTAAGTGCATTCATTAAAGCGTTTGCTTCCGCATGATGACACCCGATTTCTATTTGTGTTCCTGATTTCACATTTTGTTCTGTTCGATCACATAAATTTACACCGCATAGTTTACCTGGTGCGTCACGTGGGGGGCCATTGAAACCCATTGAAACAGGGTTGTTTGATTCATCTACAATTACAGCCCCCACTTTACCACGTGGACAAGGGGACATTTCTGCAATCAATCTTGCATGTTTAATCCAATGATTACCCCATTTCATGCTATAAACCCACAAATACGCATCAACCGTTTCATTTCTTCGTTTTCACAAAGCATTGCAACAATATCCCAAGCATAAGCAGCAATTTCTTTTTGTGCATGTGTATCTGTTCTTTGTTTCAAGAAGTGAATTAAAGCTTGAAAACTACAAGTCCAATAACATTCACTGATTAAAGAAGTAGGAAGAATCATTCTTGCCTGCTCTTTACACACACCCATTTTAATTAAATGTTTGTATGTATCAAAAAGGTGATCAACTGCATTTTGATAAATCATAGTTGCATCTGCTTGGGTGCTTGAATCTAAATTGTCTCCTGATCCCTGTTTAATACTTTTATCTGGTTTTGATCTCCACTTGTCAGGACTAAAGAACCCATATTCAAATTCAACATATCGACCGCTTATTTCATTCCATGAACACCCGACTTGATGTTTCATCCATTGCCGCAAAACAAAGATGGGTGCCCTTATATGAAATGTAAATGAAATGTGTCTAAAAGGTGATGTGTGTTGATTTGTCCACAAATATTTTATTAATTTCCAATCCTTGTCCTGCATTTGATAAATTTCTTTCCCAAATGAAACACGGGCTGCGTTCACAATATCAATTGCAGATCCTGATCGTTTTACCAGTCGAATATTCATTGTTTATTTAAACTCACTTGGGTTTGATGATCTTGAAGTGTTTCGACTTTTGCAACTCGTTCCCTCATTTTATTGAATTCAGTCCATATTTCTATACGGCCTTCTCTGCATGTTTTGTGTTGAACTTCAAGGTTTTGTTGTAAAAGTGTCAATGCTTCTTGCAGTCGTTCAATCTGTTCCATTGTTTTTCCCAGTGTTCGGGCTGTATAGAAAATCAAAGAACCAACTGTGCAAAGCAAACCCACGATGTGCCAAAAAGAATTAAAATCAATTGTCATTTGAAAAACTCCTTATCAATGAATCAGTTTACAATATGAATCATTTCTTGCTTTACTTCAATTCTAAATCATGTACTATAAAGATGTACATGTATATACATGTACATACATATACATAAAGTCTAAGGTTAGATATATGAAATCAATACATTTTAAGATTTCCCCTTCTATGTGTGAACAATTAGATGAAATTGCGAAACGTGAAAACAAACCCCGTTCTTTTGTTATGAGGGAAATTTTACACAAGGGGATTGAAGAACGAAACGAACAACAAAGGAAATCAAATGTTAAATAAAACTTTTATCATTGGTAATGTTGGGAAGGATCCTGAATCAAAAACAACCTTGAAAGGGGGTATGTTTACAAAATTTAGTGTAGGAGTATCTGAACAGAACAAAGGTGAGCAAACTACACAATGGTTCAACTGTAAATCGTTCAATGCACAAGCAGAATACATTCAAAGAAACGTGCAAAAAGGAACAAAGGTGTACATCGAAGGTTCAATGAAATCTAATAAGTATCAAGATAAAACATACTGGGATTTACTAGTGAACAAGATTGAAATCTTGGACGGGAGAAAGCAAAGTGACAAAAATCAATCAAATCGATCTTACTAAAATTGCAGAACTTGAATTGCAAATAAAAGAAATTGATCTTGCACTTGAAGTTGCAACGCAATTAATCCGAAATAATCCCGTTGCACTTGAAAAGATTAAACAAGTTGCACGTCGTCAAATTTGGGGACTGCAAGCAAAAATTGATAAAATCGTTTATGCAGACCCCCAAATAAAAGAAGAAGAAGAAGACCTATGAAAGACGAAGATCTAGAGCTATTTGCAGCACGTGAACAACTTAATAATAATAATAGTAAAAAGAGTAAAACAACGCGCGGGAAATATACCGAAATCAAAGCACATAACATTTGTAGTCATATAGCAGACGGGGTGACAATCAAAGGGGCTGCAACTGCAGAAGGAATTACAGAAGGCACTTTGTACAGATGGAAAAAAGAAAAACCCCATTTTGCTGAAATGATCAATCAAGCGGTCGGAGTAAGTGAAGCCCGTTTAGTTAAGAAGATCACACATAGTGACGATTGGAGGGCCGCACTTGCAATTCTTGAACGTCGGTTCCCTGAAAGTTGGGCGAAACGTGACAAGATTGATATGAATGTATCAAGATCAGAAGGGATTGATGAAGTGAAAAAGATGATCGAACAAACCGACCATATCTTGAAGATTGAAAGGAAAAGTTCAGATGAATCTAAAACTTCAGAATCTTAAAACAGGTGAGGTTGATGTTTACAATTTACCGACTTGGAAAGATCAAAGGGGTCACATTGTTTATCCTGAACGGAGTCTTGCAGGATTGAAGTTTGAACAAATGGCAAGCATCCCCTTTAAACAAGCACCCATGAATTTTAATTATTTACTTGATCACCTTTGGGGATTGCCCCCCCGAACAATCAAGATTCAAATGTTGATGGGTGAATATCAACACGGTAATAAAAAGAAATATGATCTTAGTTATGAATGCAACTATATACACCCATTAAATAAACTAATGAATAAAGTTGATGAACGTTTAAGAGTTGAATTCAAATTTATTCCTATGGAAAAATGGTTGAAAAATGGTTCTGAAAAAAAAGCAGTTGCCTGGTTATTTCATCCAAGAAATCGGGCTATTGGATTTTGTAGATCAGCAAACAATAGTCACGTACCAGTTGTTCAAATGTTGGTGATCGGTATAGGGGGAACCCCCACAAAGAACTTTTTAAACAAATATGATCCCCAAATTGTTCAAAGTGTATATGTTGTTGCTTATCTTCCTACACATAATAAAGGGATAGTAAGAAAAGCAACAGCAAGATTTAATTCATTCCTAGATTATGCAAGTGCAATTCATTCTTGTGTGTGTCCTGAACAGATATTTGAAAACGTGTTGAAATACAACGGTCACGAATACGGGTTTCAATTAAGGAAAGAACTAGGAATCCCATGAATTTAAATCTTAATGATTTACAACAAAACATCATTGCAAGAATACGTCGTGAAGATAAAGTGATTTCTGCTAGATGTGGATGGGGATCTGGAAAAACAAGTGGTCTTGTTTTTGCCCTTTGGTTTATTAGTCGAGTAAGACCAGGAACATCAAGTTTATTAATCACAGATACTTCACCCCGTTACAGATCAGTCTTAGGCCCTGAACTTGAAAAATGGTTAGGGCCTATAGGATGGTCTTTTAATTCTTTGGAAATGAAATGGACTTGTTCAGTCACGGGTTCATCGATTTGGTGTAGATCATACTTTAGACCAGGAACACGTGAAGCAACACACAACCCCCTTGAAGGTCTGAACATCACAAGTGGTGTTGCATTGATCGATGAATGTCAAACTTTCAAAGATGATGAAGTTGCCCAAAAAGCTTTGGGGCGTTTACGGTCGGGGCCTTCCCCTATTTTGATTTTAGTTGGTTTACCTGTAAGTGATTCCTGGTGGTGTCAACTATCAGAAAAAGCAGGGTATGAACCTTTGTTGTTCACGTCTTATGTGAATCAAGATAATTTATCAGATGAATGGTTTGAAGCTACAAAACTTTTACCAGAAGAAGAACGTTTAGCAATGGTGATGAATCAACCTCGTCCCCCGTCGGGTTTGATTTATTCAGAATGGACTTCATCACATGTCATTAATGATTTTAAATATGATCCTGCAATGTCGGGTCGAATTGCGATAGATTGGGGTTTTAGAAAACCTTCTGTCTTGATAATGGTCTACGATGAAGCACGTGAAGCAACTGTGATTGTTCACGAAATCAACCCGCAAGAATGTACAATAGAAGAACTTGCAAGAATGATTCTTCTAGTTGCCTGGCCTCGTGAACTAATGAATCAAGCACCTGGTCACAGGATTTGGCTTGATGAAGGTGTTGCAGATAAAGCAGGTGCTGCAAGAAATGATCAAACAGGCCGTTCTGCTTTTCGGGTAATGAAACGTTTACCCCATCAAGGGGGCATAGGTGTCCCCCTAAAGTTCACAACAGACCCAATTAGAACAAACGTATTGAACGGGATTCAAAAAATGAAGCGGGCCTTTTCACAAAAGAAATATCTATGCACCAAAGATTGTTGGGAACGGGGGGAACGTGCAACAGGTAATTCTTTTAGAAAGGCCGTGTTGTCTTATGGATGGACACCCACAAAAGACGAACCTAAAAAGGATGGTCGTGAAGATCCCCTTGACGCACTTAGATATGATTGTATTTTACATTATTGGAATGATGTTTCTTTACCATCCATGATAAAGCCACAAACAAGGCAACGGGAAACAATCAGAAGAAGACGTGAAAAAAGATTCATTGGATTCTAAACGTAAAAAAACCGACTAGCTTATATGGGATATGTTTTGCAGTCCACTTTATACAAAACATAGGCTAGTCGGTTTTATTTATGGTTATGGAAAGAAGAACTGTTTTAATGATCCGAGGCCTAATTCATTTCAGTAAAACATAAAATCGATAACCAAGATTGTATGATTTTAAATCATGGAAAACGTAAAAGCAATAAAAAAAGACCTGACTACACAAGGGTCATCAAAATAAAAACTCTCAAATCAATAATAAATTGTTTAAAGAAAAAAATTGTGTAATCAAGTCTTTCAAGAATCTACATGAATTTTAATTCATTGACAAGATGAACTATATTGAACACAATATAAAAAACACATGTCCTTTAAAGACGAATAAAAAAGCATATGAAGA